CAATCAAAAACTCCGACATCGCCGAAGAGTTGGCCTTACCGCCAGTAAAGATACATTGCTCAATACTCGCTGAAGATGCAATCAAGGCAGCAATAAAAGATTATAAGGAGAAATCAATTGGCAACAGAAATTAAACCCCTATCACGCTCAGAACGTGAGGCAGCAATCAAAGACAAAGCAGGACTGGTAATTGTTATCATGGCTCTGTTCCTGGCTGTTACTACATACTTCTCAAGCATGCATTCAGGTGCGGTGTTAAAGAACATGCTCAAGGCCACAGACACCTATGCTTTCTATCAAAGCAAGAGTATCAAGCAAAGCATTGCCGAAGGACAACTGGAACAAACTCAAAACCCACGACGCCGAGCAGAACTTGAAGCCAAGATTGCACGTTACGAGTCTGACCCTGCAAAGCAAGAAGGCAAGAAAGAACTGTTGGCAAAAGCACAGGCATTCGAAGCCGCACGTGATGATGCAAGCAGGCATACTCCGTGGCTGACATTTGCCAGCATGACATTCCAGTTGGCGATTGTGTTACTGAGTGCAAGCATCCTGGCAGTCAACAACAAGATGTACAAGATCAGCGAAGTAGTGGCCGTAATAGGTGTGATACTGCTGAGCCAGGGTATTTGGTTGTGGTTGTAAAATGATCACACTTACCGAGCTTGCGGCACGTAAGATTCTACAACATATAGAACGTCGTGGGAACGGTATTGGCATTCGTGTTGGGGTCAAAACAACAGGTTGCTCAGGACTGGCATATGTGTTAGAATACATTGACACTGCACCAATCACACGTGATTGGTTCAAATATGAAAGCCATGGCGCCAGGGTTTGGGTCAATGGCAAAGATAGCATATATCTAGACGGGCTAGAGATAGACTATAAAAAACAAGGACTCAATGAAGGGTTCGACTTTAACAACCCACAGGCCAAGGATTATTGCGGATGTGGAGAAAGTTTTCGACTAAATGATAATTCAAAAATACGATTACAAACCACTGAGTCGGACCACAGTTGAGGGCAAGCGCCATTATGCATTGCCCAATGGCGATAAAGTACCTAGCGTAACCACAATCCTAGATCGTACCAAAAGCGAAGAAAGCAAGGCGGCTCTTGCTAATTGGAAAAAACGTGTGGGTGAACAACAGGCACAGCAGATCGTAACTGAGGCCGCCAATCGCGGTACTCGTATGCACAGCTATCTAGAATCATATATCCTTGGTGATGATCTGAAACCGTTGCCTTCTAATCCTTTTGCACACCCTTCATGGTTCATGGCCGCAGAAGTTATCCTCAAAGGACTGTGCCATGTAGACGAATATTGGGGGTCAGAAGTACCAGTATACTACAGTGGGCTATACGCAGGTACCACAGACTGTGTAGGAGTGTGGAAAGGCCGGCCTGCTATCCTGGATTTCAAGCAGAGCAACAAGCCCAAAAAGCGTGAGTACGTTGGAGATTATTTTATCCAGCTTGCTGCCTATGCAGAAGCACATAATGACACACATGGTACCAATATAAGTGACGGTGTAATTCTAATGGCTGTGCAGCCTAAATTGCAGGAAGATGGCACCTATAGCACCCCAGAATACATGGAATTCACCATCGAAGGTGACGAATTTGAACACTGGAGACAAGAGTGGTTCAAGCGAGTTGAGCTATATTATCTAATGAGCTAAATACTCCATATACCGGGGTTTTTAGCAAAATGGCAATTGTACAGATATCAAGAATTACGCACCGCAAAGGGCTGCAACAGGATTTACCTGCTCTGGCATCAGCTGAGCTGGGTTGGAGTTTAGATACACGTCAACTGTATATCGGAAATGGCACAATTACCGAAGGTGCTCCGACCGAAGGCGTTACAGAAGTTTTAACGCAATACTCAGACTTGCTTAACATTGGTGACCAGTACATTTTTAAAGGTTCACTGTCTGGCTATACTTCGCAGACTGGCGCTACATCATTATCACCAACCACACGAACTCTACAACAAAAACTAGATGATAGTGTAAACGTCAAAGATTTTGGCGCAATAGGCAACGGCATTGCAGATGACACAGCGGCTATACAACGTGCAGTTGATCAGATATTGTTTGGTGGTTTTGCGTTAAATCAATCTAGACTTCGCCGCGTGATCAATTTTCCAGCTGGAACATATCTTATTAGTGCCAGTATTAAATTGCCTGCTTATGTTAATATACTAGGAGCAGGCATCGATCGAACTATTATACAGCAAACTTCTTCGGGTGCGGTAGTTGTACAACTCAAAGACAGCTCATCTCAAATTGATGCTGCCTACGGTACTCTTGGTGCTACCACTGTTAAAAATGTTACTATACAAGATGTTACTCTTGAGAGTTTATCGTCTAGTAGAAACATTGTTACACTAGACTCTTGCGATAATATACTTTTTAACAGGGTGTATTTTAAAGGCACTATTACATCACCATCAGGTTCAGGTGTGAATGGACAGAACGCAGTGTACGCGACTCCAACTGATGCCACCAAAGATATCAATGGACTAAAATTTATCGATTGCGTATTCTATAGAATACTTCAAGGTCTAGTGCTTAATGCTAATAATGTAAAAATACTAGGTTGTGATTTTACTACAATGAGTATTGCGGTATATGTTGATGCAACACTAAGCGCGGCAGAAACCAGGAACATCAAAGTGTCTGGTTGTACATTTGAAGGAATTACTCGTAGTGCCATCTATGCAGTAGCGGCCACTGCCACTGCACAAATGAATGTGATTAGTATTGGAAATTATTTTGGTACCGTTGGGGGAGCCGCCGGGTCCACAGTGGCACCAGTTATTTCATTCAATGGCAGCGGAAATTACAGTATCGGTGACACATTTGCAAGAACCGACGCCGACGCAGATGTTAGACCTAGGGTATGGCACGCCTCGACCAGCTTGAACTCCAGCCTAGATGCTAATGTTGGTTTAACAACCGGCATGTTGGTCAGAGGTATAGGACGTCAATTGACACTAAGTGGATCAGTAACTGGTGCGAACACAGGGATTGTACTAAGTGCTAACACAGGGATCTGTGGTGCAGCCACTATTCAGTACATCTTAAAAAGACCCACGGCGTATGCCTATCGTCATGGCAGCATTGAAGTTATATACAACGATACCACAGTTCAGTATGTTGATGAATACACTGAGTTTCCGAATGCAACTAACTTTACCTATCCAGGCCCTACCGGAGTAACATTTTCGGTAACAAATATATCCTCAGGTAAATTTAAAGTTAACTATACAAGTGATGCATCAGGATCAGGCACATTAGTCTACAGTATTACAAATTTCCTATAACCATATCAATTATCTAAATGTGGAAGCTCAAACCCGACGATCGGCTTGATCGTTGGAAACAATTTCGTAAACGGTTAGATACCTTGCCGCTAGAGCTTGCATTGGCTGAGTGTGTGAGTTTCTGGCAGAGTGCACCATTCACTCCCTACTATCTGGATCACAGTGATCAAACAAATTGGCCAGATCCCTGGCAACTGGTATACGAAAACTACTACTGTGATCTTGCAAAAGCACTTGGAATAGTGTATACTCTACAGTTAAGCAAGCACGGAAAACAATTAAGCATGTCCATCAAGGTGTATCAAGATCCTATAACAAAAGGACAGTACAATTTAGCTTGGATTGACCAGGGGAAATATGTTCTTAATTTCATTGCCAACGAGATCGTAAATAGAACACAAATACCAAAAGAATTAAAGCTCTTGACAGAGTTATCCAGTCAAGACCTGAAACTACAAAATTATTAAATCAATATCAGGGGAATCAATGAGTCAAATACAAGTCACCAAGAGAGATGGCAATCGAGAAGTTCTCGATCTAGAAAAATTACACAAGGTAGTGTTCTGGGCAACGCAAGGAATAACAGGCGTTAGTGCAAGCGAAGTTGAAATCAAAAGCCATTTACAGTTCTACAACGGAATCAAAACAACAGATATTCAAGAAACACTGATCAAAAGTGCGGCTGATTTGATATCTGAAGAAAATCCCAACTACCAGTACGTGGCCGGCAGGCTGATATGTTACCATTTGCGTAAACAAGTCTATAATGACTATGAACCATGGCCCCTGCTGAGACTGGTACAAAAAAATGTGCAGAGTGGATTTTATGATGACGGTCTTCTCGCCGCTTATTCAACAGATGAATGGGAAAAGTTAAACAGTTATATTCATCATGAGCGTGATGAAAACTTCACCTATGCTGCCATGGAACAGTGGCGGGGTAAGTATCTTGTACAGAATCGTGTTACCAATGAAATCTTTGAAACACCTCAGGTAGCATACATGCTGATTGCAGCCACCTTGTTTCAGACATACCCTGCGAGCACACGACTACAGTGGGTAAAAGACTATTACGATGCAATTAGCCTTCATGACATTAGCCTTCCTACTCCTGTTATGGCAGGGGTCAGAACTCCTCAGAAGCAGTTCTCTAGTTGCGTTCTCATTGAGACTGATGATAGTCTTGATAGCATTAATGCTACTACAAGTGCTATTGTTAAGTATGTGAGTCAGAAAGCAGGAATTGGGATTGGTGCAGGAAGAATACGTGCCCTAGGATCGCCTATTCGCAATGGCGATGCATATCACACAGGCGTAGTTCCGTTCTACAAAATGTTTCAAGCAGCCACACGTAGTTGTAGCCAAGGTGGTGTGCGCAACGGAGCAGCCACCCTGTACTATCCAGTATGGCATTTAGAAATCGAAGATCTTCTGGTGTTGAAAAACAACAAAGGCACAGAAGACAACCGTGTGCGACACATGGACTATGGTGTTCAGTTTAATCGCGTGATGTATGAGCGATTGCTAACAGGCGGAGACATTACCTTGTTTTCGCCTAAAGATGTACCTGAAATGTACGATGCATTTTTTACAGATGCAGATCGATTCAAAGAGTTGTATGAAACAGCAGAACGTAATACCAAGTTGAGAAAAAAGAAGATTAAGGCAGCTGACTTGTTCAGTCGCTTTATGCAGGAACGCAAGGATACCGGACGTATCTATCTGCAGAATGTGGACCATGCTAACACGCACAGTCCATTCAAAGTAGATCGTGCCCCGATACGTATGAGTAATCTTTGCTCAGAGATCGATTTGCCTACAGTACCGTTGAACGATGTCAATGACGAGGATGGTAGGATCGCCCTGTGTACTTTATCAGCGATCAATTGGGGCAATGTAAAAAGCCCACATGACTTTGAAAAAATGTGTACTCTGGCAGTTCGAGGGTTAGATGCATTATTAACATATCAGAAGTATCCAATACGGGCAGCTGAATTAGCTACCGAAGAGTTCCGTCCACTGGGTGTTGGTATTATCAACTTCGCCTACTGGTTGGCCAAGAATGATGTAAGTTATTCGGACTCTCGTGCCCTGCCCTTGGTTGACGAGTATGCAGAAGCCTGGAGTTACTATTTGATCAAGGCTTCTGCAGACCTCGCACAAGAACAAGGTGCGTGTACTAGATGGAAAGATCTCAAGAGCGCAGATGGTATATTGCCTATTGACACACGTAAAACTGATGTAGATGAATTAGTTCCACACATCGAGCGCATGCCATGGCAAAGTTTACGTGAACAAGTACAACGAACTGGTCAGCGTAATGCTACACTAATGGCACTGATGCCTGCAGAAACATCAGCACAGATCAGCAATGCCACTAACGGTATTGAGCCACCGCGAAGCTATGTAAGTATCAAAGGTTCAAAGCATGGTCAATTAAAACAGGTTGTGCCTGAGTATCGTAAGTTGAAAAACAAATACGAACTATTATGGCATCAGCGTAGTCCAGAGGGCTACATGAATATCTGTGCTGTATTACAAAAATATATTGATCAAGGTATATCGGTTAACACATCCTACAATCCACAGTACTACCAAGATGAAAAAATTCCAATGAGTGATATGCTCAAGCATCTACTACAATTCTACAAGTTCGGCGGCAAGCAACTTTACTACTTTAATACCTATGATGGTCAAGGTGAAATTGACATCGACAAACTAAATGCAAAAGAACCTTTACAAGAGCTGAGTCCAATCAACGAAGCTGACTGTGAAAGTTGTGTAATCTAAATCAAGGAAAAATAATGAGCGTTTTTAATACCAAGAAGAAAAATCATCTGGCCAGCCTGGCTTTTCTTGATTCCAGTGGCGGAGTAACTATTCAAAGATTCGACATACTAAAGTATCGTCAATTTGAAAAACTAACTGACAAACAACTAGGTTTTTTCTGGCGTCCAGAAGAAATTGATGTAATGAGAGATGCTAAAGATTTTAAGGACCTAACACCGTATGAGCAACACATTTTCACATCGAACCTTAAGCGACAGATACTGCTGGACTCTGTGCAAGGTCGCAGCCCCAATTTGGCTTTTCTTCCTATTGTATCATTACCTGAGCTGGAAACATGGATTCAAACTTGGAGCTTCAATGAAACAATACATAGCCGTAGTTATACTCATATTATTCGCAACGTATATTCTGACCCTAGTAAAATATTTGATGAGCTCGTGGATGTCCCTGAAATTGTCGAATGCGCAGGTGATATCTCGGGATACTACGACAGACTGATAGAAGCCGGGCAATGGTTTAATTTGCTAGGTGTAGGAAAGCACACAGTGAACGGAAAAGAAATCACAGTTGACCTCTACGAACTTAAAAAGAAATTATGGCTAGGTCTTAACTCCGTAAACGCCCTTGAAGGTATTCGCTTCTATGTGAGCTTTGCCTGCTCCTGGGCATTTGCTGAACTCAAGAAGATGGAAGGCAATGCTAAAATTATTAAATTGATTGCTCGTGATGAAAATGTACATCTAGGATCAACACAGACCTTGCTTAAACTCTTGCCTCAAGATGATCCTGACTATGTGACTATCAAGGAAGAAACCAAAGCTGAATGTGAAGAAATGTTCCTACGTGCGGCCGCACAAGAACGTGCATGGGCACACTATCTGTTCAAGGACGGAAGCATGATTGGCCTGAACGAACAGTTGTTGTGTGACTATGTTGATTGGTTGACTTGCAAGCGTATGACCGCGGTTGGTTTGAAGTGTGGCATCAAGACAGGATCAAATCCTTTGCCATGGACCGCTAAATGGATTGCAGGTGCTGAAGTTCAAGTTGCACCCCAGGAAACTGAGATAAGTAGTTATGTGGTTGGCGGTACCAAGCAGGACGTTGACTCTAACACTTTCAAAGGATTCAGTTTATAAATGATCACAGTATATTCGAAAAATAATTGCCCATTCTGCGTACAGGCCAAAAACCTACTAAAACTCAAAGGTGTTGACTACACTGAAATCAAGATTGACGAAGATGCATCTGCAAAAGATTTTGTTCTAGCAGAAGGGCACCGTACAGTGCCACAATTATACAAAGACGGTAAACTACTGGTCGAGGGTGGTTACCAAGGCTTGGCAAAACAGCCAGCTGAATTTTTTGAAACCCTAAGAGGATAAAATGTTAATTTCAAAAACAGCCTATACAGCCGGTGATATCGTTGCCTTCAAATTGGTCAACGGTGATGAATGTGTGGCCAAAATTGTAGAAGTCACACCGATGGAATATGTAGTAAGCAAGCCTTGCACAGTGGTTCCTAGTCCGAAAGGCATAGGCATGATGCAGAGTTTGTTCACTGCTGAGTTGAGCAAAGATGTTCATCTCAGTGCTACTCATGTGCTGATGCATGCCATGGTGGTAAAAGAAATAAAAGACTACTATCTCCAAACAACAACAGGTATTGCAACAGCGCCTGCAGGACTGGTGATTTAATATGCCAGGCGCCGCACGACAAGGACAAGACACAGCAGGCGGCACCATTGTTGCTGGATCACCTAATGTGATCACAAATGGTACTCCTCAAGCACGAATTGGTGATGCGGTGCAAGGACATGACCTGCCGCCGCATGCCGCACCAAAGATGGCAGAAGGCAGTCCCAACGTTATTGTAAATGGTATACCTGCCAGTCGAGCCGGGGATAACGCCACATGTGGCCACCCAGCAACAGGCAGTCCTAATGTGATTATAAACTAACATGAGTTATTCAGCTGTTCAATTGATTGCTATCAGTGGGTTGTTGCAAAACACCGGACTAGGTGTGAGCACAAGATTGGTAGCACAATTAAACAACATGCAAAACACAGTAGTAATCACTGGTAAACTCCGAAGAGTTGCGGTGCATCCAAATGTAGCATCGCTGGTGCTTGATTCAATGAGAACCACATTGCCTGGAATTTGCGGGGTCGCACCAGTGACTTACACCAGTTTGTCTGCTTCTATAACAGCAGTTGACATTACAGAAAGCATACGCACAAGAGCCAATCAGTTTTTCCTACGAGGCGTAAATGGATACCTTGGCATTTTGTCAAGAGCTGATTCCGATTGTCGAATGTCACGTGATGTGCTCGGAGCAGTATACTCTTATGATGGAGCATCATTTTCCAGCGTGAACCCTGATGTTACGAAACATATTGATTTAGCTACAGGTGGACTTTCAAGCAAATTTGGTCCATTGGCTAAAAATTCTGAAAATTATAGACGAGCCAGTGGACTTTATAGTGCTGGAGTTGGATCAGGCGGAACCATAACAACTGATGCCAAGGATGTTGAGCGCAGTATTCGTGCATTAAGCCAAGGAATGCGCCGTCTTGGCACACTGTATAATTTATTTGACTTGTCGACGCTGGGAACACCGGCTGGACTGATAAAAAGTTTGTATGCACAAGGTCTGCTGTCAAATAGATATAGTGGGCGTGAAGGCACAAAAGATGCAGATTTCATTGAAGCATTACTCAGCGAAGGAATTACTCTTACAAATATTGATACGGCCAATCAAACTGTATTGACTGATCTGTTGACCAAGGTCACAGACCCAAGATTTCTTAACAGGGTAATTACCGCTACTGGATTAGACGCAGCAAATGTAGGGGGTGGGGGTAGGGGTATTGCCAATGCCGGGGATTTCTTAAAAGCAAATAAAGTTATGCCAGCCAATGCAGTTGATGCAATTCCTTACGGAACATTGTATCAACTTGGTCAACAATTGTTGTCATTGAATATATCATATGCAACAACGGATGCATTGTTCGACGCCCTGCTAAAAATTAATGTTCCTGAACATGACAATTTAGCAAATCTAACCAGACCAGTGCCAACAGCTGATATAGCAGTTATTCGAAACTCGGTGCCATCTGGTACGGGAGATTTTTCTTCGTGTAAAATACAAGAATTAATTGGAACTCCGTCGGGGTATGTGCATTCAGATTCTCTGGACACTATAGCATTGATTGCATCTAAACTTTCGTCAACCACTGAAGGATTGGCATTGATATCAGCTGTCGATGCAGTGTACGATAAGTATGCCGCAGATCTAAGTGCCACAGCAGAAGAATCTGCGTTGATAGCCGCAATTGATTCACTGGCCGCTGTTGCAGACTATAAACAAAACATTGCGTCAACTAACATTGCAATATCAAACTGTATTGATCAAATTGAACTGGAAATCGTTAACTGTAGTAAAACTGGACTAGACATATACTCAACTGTGCCAGGAAACAATAGTATCATAACAACCATTATCAGTTTTCCAAATTTTGGAGTAGACTATCACAATTCTGGAATTAAAAATATGTTGATTGACATGACAACTGCTGACAGGTATGGCGAAGCAGTAAAGGCCTGCTTGATACAAGGACAAAATGACAGTATACTTCAAACAATTGGTACTAAAAATATTGGAATTCCTGATGTTGCTTCCAATGCAAAAAAATATCAATTTGAATCTGGGCAAACAACGTTGACGATCCAACAACGAGAAAATGTGATTGCTGATGCAAGAGCTCAACAATTAATTGAAAGTGATGCGATTCGAAATGCAGAACTTTATGGATACAACAATCAATATTATGTGAGCCGTGGTTATCCCGTGGCATAAACATAACACTTATTGGCAGTTATAACCCAGTATAATTGCCATTAACGGCTTGTATTATGAGCATAAGCCGTATTTAAGTTGACACAGCCAGACTTATAGTGTACTATTAACATGATCCTGTGTTCTTAAATATCACTACCATCTGAAACTAAGGAGAAACAAAATGACTCTAACCAATGAACTTTGGAAAAAGTATATTCCAATTGCAACGAAATTAATAATCGGAAGCGTAGCATTTATTTTTTGCATTATCATGGTAACTAAAGTTACCCAGGCAAAAATGCAACATCTGCGCAACGCAAATAACATGACCGAAATTAGTTATGTAACAACCGCCACTCGCGAGCGTCAGCTGGCATGCTTGGCTAAAAATATCTATTACGAAGCAGGTTATGAAAGCTTCGAAGGAAAAGTTGCTGTGGCACAAGTAACAATCAACCGTGCCAACAGCGGTGACTTTCCTAGCGACATCTGTGGCGTGATCTATCAGAAAAGCGTTATTTACTCAAGGGTGATCTGCCAGTTCAGCTGGTACTGTGAACAGCCCGGTAAGATAAAGCCAATGTATCCTGCTGCCTATAACGAAAGTATGGCCGTGGCTAAAAAAGTTCTACTGGAAAACTTTAGACTTGACGGATTGAAGACAGCCATGTATTATCACGCTGACTATGTGAATCCAGGCTGGGGCAAAGAAAAAGTTGCCAAGATTGGTCGTCACATATTTTATTCCAACCGTTCTGCTAAAGGATCTTCATGAAAAAAATCACACTTGACACAGTCCGAGCTGATGTAACAGTTTGGATCAAAGAGCATGTTGTAACAATCAGTGCTGAAACACTAGGATGGATGGCTGCAATGTTCATCCACTTTAGTATTATTCCAACACTGTTGGCTGCGATGGCAGGGCTAACAGACAAGATGCCACCTGTAGACATGGTGATGTTTTGTTGGGGCGCACTTGGCCTACTGTTCATCAAAGCAGTGATGCTCCGTGATCGTCTTAACACATTAACCATTGGCATAGGCTTTATTGTTCAATGCTCTTTAATGGGACTCATGTTATTCAAATAAATACTTGTACGGTGATTGGAGGCCGTTGAACATGAGCAAAAATTCCCAGGTTGTTACAGAAGTTGAACTAGAAGAGGAAGAGCTGGTAGTAGAAGAAATGGAACTGGATAGTCAAGACTACGGTTTTATTATCAGTGCAGACGGCGAACTAAAACACCTGTTTACACCGGATGAATTTTATCTTGACCCTCCGCCATTGGTCAAGAAGATATTAAAATTGCTAGGGATCAAGGATATCAATACCGTAGCAACTGACGATTGCAGTGACACACTACACTAGGTCATAAAAAAGCCCACTTAAAGTGGGCTTTTTGTTTTGTTACAGTTTAGAACTGTGCAAGTAATTCTTTTGCTTCTGTGGTATCTTCGATCTCGTCTGCGAACGCCAACTGCATGAGTTCAATTATAGTACAACAATCCTGTTGTTGCGCAGGCGGCAGGGTAGCAATGAATGCCTCTACACTTTCACGTTCCTGTAGGTCCCACATGATATCTGCCAGTGCCATTTGTTTAGGTGACAACCCGTGAATTTCAATGTCCATTTTCTATCTCCTCAATGTGACGGCATGCGCCGCGAAACTTAAAACCAGAGCAGGTGCAGTTGTACACTGAGCCATCCTTCTCTACTGTATACTTATCGCCCTTGGTGCCTGTAACAGTCCAGGTTGGGTTTGCAGTAATAACCGCACCCGACACTGTCCATTTGTAGATATTGCGCACTTCTTCAAACTTGCGACCACGGGTGTCAATGCGAATTGGGTTTTTGAATGTTTGAGTTTCTGCAGGGTTGCCAAACTTTGCATAGGCAAACATCTTGTCTTTGCTGTCATCCATCCAGTACACATGATTGCAGTTTGCAACAGACTTGTCCGGCCACTCGGTGACTTCAAGGAATGCTTTCATGTTAGGCTTTCAGTAGTTCAACGGTCATGCAATGTAGCATGTCAACTTCCTCGCGCTCGACATAGAAGTCGGTGCGTGGATCCCAGTACTCACCTGCCCGAGCATCGTAGTAGAGCACTCGTCCGTTGGCATAATGGAACGGACCTTCTAGCCCTTTGCGAGGGCCATACTCTTGGTTGTGTTTGAAAACGGTATAAGCCATATTAACCCCAGTCCTTTTTGTCACCGTGTGCTTCGTTGTATTCATAGCCTGCCATGTAGGCTTCGTATTCAGCGGTACCGAGCTCAGCCACGATTGGCCAGTTTGCATAGGTGTCGCCTGCAAAGAAATGCGGACTAGGACTGCGGTGGTAGTAGCTGTCTGCACTGCCACGATCAAATGCACCGCCATGGCGTGTGAACTTTTCGGCTATCTTTTTTGTGTCTATTGCAAACATGATGTCTCCTTAGTGTGAGTTCAGTGCAGGGTTGTAAGTACGGATCAGTTCACGCTCACGTGCATGAGCAGGCTTGCGTCCACGCACAATTTCAACAAGACCGTATGTGTGTGCAAGTGTACCGTGTTCACGAATGCTCTTGCACAAGTTCCAATCTTTGTTTTCTGTTACCGCACGACGAACGTGTTTTTGGATGCGCACTTTGAGCGCCCGGCGAACGTTACCAGCACACACGGTAATACCAATGTACTGCTCACCTGTCACTGTATTGGTGATACAGTACACAGCATGGTTAGTATCTTGGCGTCTTTTGCGGGTGGGCTTTTCTAAGTTCATGTTATTATTATAGCCGAAATGGGCTTTTTGGTCAACCGTTTTCAGGGCTATTTTGCTAGGTTAGTGCCCGCTAACCTGTTGATTTTGCAGGGCTAAAAAGTAGTACTTTAGCAACAGTTTTTTAACCTGGTAAAATGTTGCTTTTTTGCAACATTTTTGCACAAAATGCAGGTGGTAAATACGTTATAAACAACAGAAAAATATGACAATTAATGCAAATGCTTATCCAAACACGAGCGGAATGATCGTTAACGAATTCTTGGGGGTGTTTGCAAACACCGCAAGTACGTCAACTTCTACCGGCGTGGTGCAAGTATGGGGTGGTGTCGGCATACGTGGAAATGTCAATGCTGGCGGCAACCTGGTTACGACTGGATCCACCAGCATTGGCACATTCATGAAGCTGATACCCGGCACTGCTCCAAGTGGCCCAGACGAAGGCACCGTGTACTACGACAGTGCCAGCCACACGCTGAAATTCTACAATGGCACAGTGTGGAAAACAATCACCACAGATTAAACCAATGGAACATTTTTACAGTCACATAGATGGATGGAGTCACTATCTAATACCACTCTATACCCACCTAGTACCAAAACTACCATCACACTGTGTGGTTGTCGAAGTAGGCTGCTGGAAAGGTCGCAGTACTGCATTCTTGGCAGTTACCCTGATCCAGCATGGTAAAGTTTTTCGACTGCATGCAGTGGATCACTGGAAGGGCTGTTTAGAAAGCTATTATCAAAATGGTCAGGTGGCACGAGAAATCCGTGACGATAAAGTGTTTGATGATTTCAAGCGAAATCTTGCACCGGTAGCAGAGCACATGAATATCATTAGATCCAACAGTGTTGATGCTGCCGCACAGTTTGAAGACAACAGCCTAGACATGGTAACTATTGATGACGATCACTTGTACGAAAGCGTGATCAACAGCATCATGGCCTGGGCACCAAAACTAAAACCAGGCGGGTTCCTGTGCGGCGACGATTGCGACAAGCATTATCCTGGCGTGGAACGTGCGGTCAGAGAAGCATTTGGCCAAGACTGGGTACTGCTCACAATCACTGATGGTATTGGAAAACACACTGATCCTGGATCCTGGATCTGGACCAAGCCGGAAAACTGGGTGCCACCTACAATACACGAAATGCCCGCAGATCTATGGGCACCTAAAGTGCCAGAACCAGAGCCCGAACCAGTGGTAGAAGTAGTTCCGGAACCAGAGGTGGAAGAACTGCCTCCACCTGCGGAGCCAGCGATTCCTACCAGCACACTACAAAACAACAGGCAACATGTTATTGGCTAAGCAGGTAAATACCCTATAAGTATAAAAGGACAAATTATGTCAACAATCACAACTAGAAAAGGTGCGCATGTAACAGTACCTGCTAAAACATACAACAGCGTGACCAGTGGAAACAGTGCAAATGTAACACTTTCGGCCACGGCTTCAATTGCACGATTAGCGGTAACCGCAGATACCTGGATAGCATTAGCTAATGTTGCATACACAGCCAATGCCACACTGATGACAGCAGGTGCTACAGAATTTTTTGCGGTAAATGCAAGTAGCAAGATATCATTCATACAGGTCAGCACAGCTGGCAATATTAGCATTGCTGAGCTAGGCGGAATAGGATTCTAACATGCCAATACTGGTAGCACTGCTACCAGCACTTGGAGTGCTGTGCGAATAAGCCATATGTTTTTGGCCAAACGTAACTCAACACCTTAGACAACCAAACTTCTTGCATTTTTCCAAATAGTCTAGTAAACTTAGACAGTAAACTTCTAGGTAAATACAAACTATGATATTTGGCTACTTCATCCTACTCATCTCTGTGATGATTTCGGCAATTGCCGCCTGGTACTCAGTTGTGGGTCTCACTGCTATCTTTGCGGCTGCTGTTGTGCCTGTGATGATCATGGGTGGTGCGCTGGAAGCTGGTAAAATTGTTGCCACAGTTTGGCTTCACAACAACTGGCGTCGGGTCGGTATTGCATTCAAACTATATCTCATTCCTGCTATCATATTCCTCATGCTACTGACCAGCATGGGCATCTATGGCTTCCTTGCAAAGGCCCACGGTGACCAAAGTCTAGTGTCAGGTGACGCCATGGCCCGGGTTGCCATCTTCGACGAAAAAATCAAAATCTCCAAGGACAATATTGATGCGAACCGTCGGGCGCTTAAACAACTGGATGAGGCAGTGGACCAGGTTATGGGTCGAAGCACGGATGAAAAAGGTGCGGATAAGGCTGTACAAATCCGTCGCTCACAGCAAAAAGAACGTGTCAGACTTCAGTCTGAGATCCAGGCCGAACAGAAAACTATCACTGCCATTAGTGCGGAGGCCGCACCACTACGGGCAGAGTTCCGCAAGATTGAAGCTGAAGTAGGACCAATCAAATACATTGCGGCACTAATCTACGGAGATGCGGCCAGCCAGAACATGCTGGAAGCCGCTGTGCGTTGGGTGATCATCCTGATTGTTGTGGTGTTTGACCCACTGGCACTCACTCTTATTCTTGCCGCCAACAAGCAACTGGAATGGGCTCGTCAAGGCAAAGGCGGTTGGATACATGATGAAGAAGATCGGCCTGTAGAAGAAAAGCCAGCAGTGGTCACTCCTGCGGTAGAGGACGCTGAACCCACAGTTGAGAAAGTCACTACTGAGGCCACCCCTACTGAGCCTGTCGTGGAAGAACCTGCACACTGTCCCAAATGCAACACGCAGATCATTGATGCTCCTGGCGTTGGACCATGCTGTCCTAACAAAGAATGTGATGTGTTTGACAACATACTGGGCGCACTAGAAGAACAGCGCAGAGCACAGGAACAAAAAGAACTTGAAGAATTCTTCATGCGTGGCCAGCTGATTGCACGTGGACTAGATGCAGATCAAGATGCTCGCACAGTAGAAGAGGCAAATGCCAAGTTAGCAGAAATTGAATCAGAAGATCCTGACCTTGATACCATTGCGGCACAGGCGCAGGAAATCAAAGCAGTAGAAAAAGAACGAGACGATTTGATAGAGGCATTGATTGGTATTACAGCCGAACGTGACAGTGTACAGCGAGAACTTGATCAAGCTCATGCCGCAAGAGCATCAATTGCTGAAGAACTAGAGCAGACCGTGACCGGACTATATGCCAGCGAAAGCATGCTCACTGTAAGTGAAGAAGAAACAGACATACTACGTGGCCGTGTAACTGAACTTGAAACACAGGCCACACAACAACAAGAATGGATCACGCAACTTGAACAAGACCTGCGTGAAGCAATACAACTTGCGCATGATAAAATTCAAGAGCTGAATGCGCTAAACACCGTTCAAGCCACAGTAGATGGCCCTCTCGAACAAGAGCTTTCGCCTCCAGTGATAACTCGCGACAACACAGTTAGATATCAGGACAAGTCCTATAACCTGCAGGCCTTTAATACACTATTTCCGGAAATGGCAGTTCGTCCCGACAGTGATCCAGTACCAGACACACAGGCAAGTTTTGGTACTGAGTTTCCCAAGAATCAGAAAAAGGGCGATATGTTTCTGAGAGTAGACTACCTGCCAAGCCGTTTGTACAAATGGAATGGTGTGAAGTGGATCGAAACTGACAAAGCACAAACCGATCGTTATGCCTATGATCAGGCATATATAAAATTGTTAGTTGAAAAACTACAACGTGGAGAATATGATCCAGACGATCTCAATGACACCGAAAGACAACAGGTGGCTGATTATCTAAAAAGCCCGCCAGATGCATAGTAACATAATCACACCACCCGATTTCATCAACGATGAGACCACGCAGATACTGATTATTGACCCAGACTGGAACGATGTTGATACACTGTCTCTATGGTTGCAAAACACTGCAAAAACCTATAACATCTATGTGTACACAGATGTCATGATGGAGCCTGAATGGCTAGAGTCTGCGATTGGTCTAGCTCATGTGATTATTATCAATACTCAAGACAGTGCTTGTACACCAACAAAAAACAAACTGATCAAAGATTCAAGAACCTGGTACTATGGCCCGCATCGTTATCTAGGCAACACCAGACAAATAGCAGACCTAATCGAATACTTTAAAAATCAATGACAGACAATATCACTCACGTGCTGTGTAACTTCTGCGGCAAAAATCGCAACGAAGTAGACAAGCTGATTGTGGCCAACGATGCAGGCATCTGTAATGAATGCATTGAGTTCTGCGGAGACATCTTAAGCAAAGAACGTATTAAGAATCTACAGTCAGATAAAAAAATAGCCAAATCTCTTGACCCTGTTAAAATAAAAAAGTACCTTGATGAATATGTGATTGGCCAAGAGGACGCAAAGACTGCACTATCTGTTGCAGTGGTAAATCATTACAAGCGAGTGTTCTTTCAACCCAGTATTGAAATAGAAAAAAGTAATTTGTTATTTCACGGCACAACAGGATCTGGTAAAACACTGCTGGCAAAAACTGTAGCACGATATCTTAATGTGCCATTTGTGATTGCAGATGCTACCACCCTCACACAAGCAGGCTATGTCGGTGATGATGTTGAAAGTGTAATTTCAAGACTGTTAAGTGCTGCCGATAATGATGTTGAAAAATGCCAACAAGGAATTATCTTTATTGATGAAATAGACAAGATTGGTCGCAAGAGCGAGAGCGCAAGCCTGCATCGAGATGTTGGCGGCGAAGGTGTACAACAAGCCCTGCTCAAATTAGTAGAAGGCACAAAATGCACTGTTAGTGTAAACACTACCAAGAAGCATCCTGCACTGGACACAGTAGAAATTGATACCAGCAACATCTTGTTCATTGCTGGTGGCAGTTTTGAAGGGCTGGAAAAAATTCTCGACGAAAGACAAAATTATTCTGGTATGGGTTTCACAACACAAGCTAGATCAGCTGACCATAAAACAAAAACTACCTTGCCAGAAGATTTTATAAAATTTGGAATGATACCAGAGTTTGTTGGAAGATTTCCTGTCACAGTTAAAATCAATCCTCTGACGCTAGAAGATCTGGCTCGGATACTGGTAGAACCCAAAAACAATCTAATAGAACAAACCAAATGGTATTTTTCTACGGATGACATAGAATTAGAATTTGAAGACACAGCAATATTAGCAATAGCTCAAACCGCAGTAGAGCGAGATATTGGCGCTCGTGGACTCAAAAGCATCATTGACCAAGTGTTGATGAAAACCATGTATTCTTTACATACACTAAAGCGTCAAGGTATAAGTAAAATACGCATCAATAGCGAAGTAATTACAAACCAACAGGAACCGGAATATATTAAATGATCAAAGATAAAAACAGACCAATAGCGCCTGGCAACAGAGTTTTTGTAGTCAACGACCAAGTTGACAAAGCTCTGCGCAAGTTTAAAAAGAAAGTCCAAGACAGCGGTCTGCTTCAAGAACTACGTGAACGAGAGTTTTACGAAAAACCCACTGCTGCTCGTAAAAAAGCAAAAAGCCAAGCTCGTCGACGTTGGCAGAAAAAACTCGAAGCAGAAGCATTGCCTAAAAAACTATACTGATGTATATTGAATTCCTGTTGTCATCTGGTGCAGGCGGAATGGCCGCAGGTTATTCGTCTCTATCTTTGCATCACAACATCGAAACGTGGGCAAAAAAATACAACATCAGTTACAAGACAAAAATAGTAAAATATACCCTAAGGCTATCTCTAGAGTCTGAAAAAGATTATTCTTTTTTCCAACTTAGCTGGAACCCAGATAACCAATATTGGACACAATACACCGTTATCTATCCAGACGGACATGGCAGATCTTGACAACTCCTGGAATAGAGCGTATAAATATATTTGTAAGATGCCTCCGGGGTCTTGCAGTCATATTTGCTTAAAGGAGAAATAAAATGACAACCTATCTATTAGACATTCCTGCCCTGCATCGTCGCTTTATCGGCTACGATCAACTGTTTGAAGAACTCAATCGTACTTTCACAACAGCAGCCAAACAGGACAACTATCCACCCCACAATGTAATACGCACAGGCGATAACCTATTTCGAATTGAAGTAGCTGTGGCCGGCTTTGCAGAAGAAGAACTGGATGTGGCTCTTGAAGGTCGTATGCTGACCGTGCGTGGCGAACGCAGACGCGATGATGGTGATGAAGAATATCTACATCGTGGCATCAGTGGACGCAATTTTGAGCGCACATGGCCACTGGGCGATAACATGGAAGTTCGTGGAGCCACTGTGAAAAATGGTATTCTTACTGTGTCTTTGGAACACATCGTTCCAGAAGAAGACAAGCCTAAGAAAATTGCCATTACGTTTGCAAAATAAACTCTAATGTAGTATAATGTAGACTGCTACAACAGCAGTCTACTATAGCGAGGATAAAATGGCAGAGACACTTACTAAAACACAAAACAATCTTAAAATTGAACCAAAACTAAACATTCATGAACCTCGCATGTTTAAGGTACTCTTTATCAATGATGAAATTACCACCATGGAATTTATTGTTGAGGTTCTAAAAAATGTATTTGAATATGAAGAAGATCGCGCACAAAATCTAACCATGCAGATCCATCAAGAAGGATCTGGCGTGGTTGCTGTTCTTCCATATGAGTTAGCAGAACAAAAAGGCATCGAAGTCACGGTGCTGGCCCGTAACAACGGATTTCCACTTCAAGTTAAACTAGAGCCAGAGGCTTAATATGGCTGATGTAATGCTGGACCTAGAAACTCTGAGCACACGCCCTGAGAGTGTGATACTTACCATTGGTGCTGTTAAGTTTGATCCATGGGGCAATGATGTAGAAACTGAGAATGGTTTGTACCATCGTGTGAATGTTGACGAACAACTTGTGCTGGATCGACATGTACTAGAATCCACAATTGAGTGGTGGGGCAAGCAAGAAGAATCTGTGCGTGAAGAAGCTCTTGGCGAAAGCAATCGTGTTAGCCTTGATACTATGACTCGTGATCTCAACAAGTTCTTGGTTGGGGTAGAAAACATCTGGTGTCAGGGTCCTGCATTTGACATTGTTATACTTGAAAATTTATATCGCCAGCTGAGCAAGCCCACACCCTGGCAGTTCTGGCAGATTCGTGACAGCCGTACACTGTTTGGCACACACGGCGATCCACGAGAAAAAGATCGTAAAGCCGCACACAATGCTCTAATGGACTGTTATTATCAAGCACTTGGTGTTCAGCATATATACAAACAAGCAAGAGTACCCAATCCCCGAGAAAGATCCCACGCATGAGTGATGAACAATTCCAAGAACTAATGAGTGAACTACGTGCTCTGGCAATGAAAGTTCGTTTCATTGAAGAAGACATACAAGAAATCAAAGATACCAAACTAGAACACATAAAAGCCTGTGTTGAACAACTGGCAACAGAACAACTTCAAAAAGTCCAAGACAGTGCTGCCAAAAACTGGAAAGTGGAGAGAATGTAATGCAAATAGTGTTTAATAGAGTTACCGCAGATCAACTGCGTGAAAAGTACACAGTACTTGAACTGGAAGCAATCACAGTAAATGACCAGACCTTAGAGGCATTTTGTGTAGTGCCAGTTGAACATATTGCAATGGAAATGGCCACACTAGAATACAATGTATCCTTGCACGAACAGCTGGTATCTGCAATAAGAGATAATCAGACTGATACTTGCATGAGTATTATTCCGGATCTTTTAGGAAAATTTGGCGGCGAGCTAGATAGTTTTTATGAAATCATAATGTCTCGTTGTACTGATACTGGTAGTACAAGATTCTCAATATCTGAGAACCTGACTGAACAATAGCGATAGCGGCTTACAAAACAGGTCAATTTCTATAAATACTGTTTTAAGGAGCCATTATGCACAAGCTAATGATGGCGTTCCTATTCTGCTTACACAGCGTAGCCAACGCCCAGGCATTTCAATACCAGCACCCATCACTGTGCGACAAACTTGAAACGGTGCTGGAAAGCATCACACAAAAATTCGGTGAGAGACCAGTCTGGGCCGGACAAGACGTTGGAGACGGTTCAAGGTTTATGTTGTTTGAAAACACCAAACAGAACACCTGGACTTTGATCAAATACAACAAACAGGTTGCATGTGTACTAGGAGTAGGCACTAACGCTGAATCCATGTTTGGTACTCCAGTATAGTACAGAGTTTTTGATATCATGAAAACTTTCAAAGAATACGTTAATGAAGCAGAGCAAAATTTTGCAAGGGATTTAAATGAATTTGCCCCGGGCGGTGATGACAGCAACAGCCCATACGCCTACGGTGTAGCAATACAAAAATTTGCAGATTTATATGCTGACGGCAACTCAGACATCAGTGCCGATGGTGTTGATGTTAGATCTGACTCAACATCACAAAATGACAGCGACGCCGCTGACATAGATCAAATAGCAAAAGCATTTTTGAGCAAAGGCATGGAAGCCGGTAGAGAAGCATACATGAGCATTGATGACTTTATTCAAGATGACATAACTGGATATCTTGAAGATCAAGGATTTAATGTTGCTAACGATATCTATGCTGAATATAAAAAGGATATGGAACGCTGGGACAATTCTCCAGAAGGCAA